CGCGAAGGCCCGCGCGAAGGCGGAGGAGCGTCTCCGGAAGGCCGACGAGAAGCACGGGGAGAAGGCGGCGGCGTTCGCGGCACGCCCCCTCATCCTGACCGTCACGGCCCCCGGCACGGCCCGTGCCGCCGCCGTCCCGGCACCGTCCGTCGAGGCCCCCGCCGTCACGCCCGCCGAGTTGCCCGTCACAGCCACCGACACGCAGGCCAGCACCACCGACACCCCGACCGACGGCACCACCGGCACGCCCCCGGCACACCCCGTCACGCTCGCCGACCTCGCCACCGTCGCAGGCGTGCCGACCCCCGTGCCGGGCGAGCCCCTCACCGACGCCCAGCTCGACGTCGTCCTCCGCCACCTCCGCTACACCGACGACCCGCCCCTGTCCTACCGACGCGCCCGCGACGACTTCCGCACCCGCGGATTCGTCGGCAGCGAGGAGCGCGTCCGCCGCGTCTGGGCCGCCCTCCTGTCCCACGAGGAGACCACCCCGGCGGGCGAGTAGCCCGGGTGTCCGGCACCACCAGTGGTGGCCAGCACCAGCTGGTCCTGGCCACCGCTGCGACTGCCGGAAGCAGTCACCAGGCCCGGCGAGTAACCCCGGCGAGCAGCACCCCTGCAGACCCGGCAAGCAGACCCCGACCAACCCACCGCCCGAGACCGTCAGGAGCGTCGCATGAGCAGCCAGGGCGCCGACGAGCGCCGCATCCGCAACCAGCTCATCCGCATGGGCGTCGGCCCCGCAGCCACCACCACCGCGCCCACCCGCGCGCAGGACCCGTCCGACACGTGGTGGGACAAGCTGTACGCCGACGACGAGCCGACCCAGCCCGCGCCGGCGAGGGTGCCGTCGCCGCGGCTGCCGGACTGGTGGGCGGTCAAGCCGGAGCGTCTGCCCGGCACGCCTGCCGTCACGCCTCCGACCAGCACCGTCACACCACCGGCCGCCACGCCCGGCACACCCCCGGCACAGCCCGCGGCACAGGCCCCGGCACGCCCGGCGGCACAGCGGCACACCCCCCGCCAGTCCCTCCTCGACGCCTACGCCAACATCCGCCCACGCACCCGCTGGCTCATCCACCACGCCACCGCCGCCGCAGCCGGATGGCCCATCGGCCTCGTCGACTGGGGCACCACGACCGCGGCCTGGTACGCCGCCGGGAACTGGTTCGCCCCCTCCGCGTGGGTCCTCTACGGGCTCGGCCTGTGCGCAATCAGCCTCTACCGGCGCGCCCGCAACTGGGCCTGGCCCGCCGCCTGGGCCGCGGCCATCCCCGTGTCCTCGACCGTCCTCGGCGTGCTGCTGTACGCCCCCAACCCGTAAGGAAAACCGCGCGTGAACAGCGTGTTCGGCAACCTCGGCATCGTCGGCCTCGCCGTCGCATTGACCGTGCTCCTCTTGGTCGGCATCAAGGGCGGCGGCAAGGTCAAGCCGCTCGGCTGGTGGCCGTGCCTCATCCTCGGCATGCTCGCCGGATCCGCCTACGCCGCGGCTGGCGGCGTGTTCAAGCTGATCCCGGACCTCGTCGGCTCCCTACTCGACGTGGCGCAGGGGATCGTGCCCGGCGTCACCATGCCCGCCGTCGCCCTGACCTTGGCCATCGTCATCCTGTTCAAGAAGCTCGACACCCGGCAGGTCGCCCTGCTGGGCATCGTTTTCTGGTACGCCGCGTCCGGCGCCGGCGGCCTGTGGGGCACCCTCTCCGACGCGATCGCCAACCTCGGCCAGCAGGTGGCCTGATGATCCGCCGCATCGCAGACCAGGTCCGTGCCCTGCTGGCCCTCCTCGGCCCGCTCGGCGCCGGGTCCCGAGCGCTGCTGCTGCGTCTGATCAGCCGGTTCGGCTGGAGGGCCGTCTTCACCGGCGCCGCAATCCTCGTGTTCGCCGTCGTCCGGTACCGGGCCGCGTTCGGCTGGCTCCTCGCCGCCTGGTGCGCCGCCGCGTGGATGCACGCCCCCAGCAGCGACGAGGAGGCAGGGGAGGAGCAGCCCTCGGCCGCCCCCGCCGACCCGTTCCCCGGCATGATCCGCGACCTCATCGGCGACGCCCCCGGCGTGCACATCAAGACGGTCGTCGCCTGGCTCCACGAGACCGGCCTCGACCCGGTGTGCACGGCGGCCGACGTGACCGCCGGCCTGACCCGCCGTCAGATCCCCATCCGGTCCTCCGTCCGGGACGCTGCCGGGCGGGTCAACAAGGGGGTGCACCGGGACGACCTGGAGGAGTGGCTGAAGGCCCACTCCCCTGCCTCTCCCGCGGCCCTGCCCAAGGGGCGTAGCAAGCCCGTAGCTACGGCTCTGACCAGCGGCGTAGCAGACGCTGCTACGGCTGTAGCTACGCCTCCTACCCCCGCTGACTGACCCACCGCGAGAGGACCCCCGTCATGCCGTACCTCTACTCGTGCCGCCAGTGCGGCGCCGTCTCCCCGGAGCGGCACAGCCGTCGCGCGGACGCCGAGGACGAGCAGCTGCTGCACCGGCAGACCGCCCATGGAGGGCTGGCGCCGGCGGCTGGTGACGAGGTCCGCCAGGTGCACGACGAGGCGCGCGGCGACGGGTGCCTGCCCTCGGGCAGCTTCCTGTTCATGGCCGTGCTGCTCTTCGCGGTCCTGGCGAACTGCTGGGGTCGCTGACCACAAAGCCCCGGGACGGGCCGCTCCATCCGCCAAGACGCTGCGGCCCGCCCCGGTCCCCATCCCGAACACACGAGACAGGAGAGCGCCATCATGGCACTCGGATTCAAGCGGCCCATCCGGCAGGACGACCCACGGCTGAACGGCCACGAGACGACCTACCAGGCCTCGCGGGGCGGCTGGTACAGGCCCGACCCGAAGCCGGTCCCCGGCCAGCGCAAGCCGCAGCCGAAGCGGTAGCGGCAGCCCGGTTTGACAGGGCTGCCACACTGAGACCGCGACGCTCCACCGCACCGCACTGAGGGCCCGCCGGTCCGTCCCCCCGTCCCGGCGGGCCCTCGCCTATTCCCCCGCGCGTGTGTCGGGCTCCGGCCGTGCCGGGACGGCGCGTGCCACCCAGCCGCGTCCCGTGCCGTCGTGCGGCAGGAGTGTCGGCCGGGCGTCGAGGAGGCGGCACAGGCGGTCCAACTCGGCCAGGCACCGGCCTTGTGTATCGGCGCGGACCATGTACACCACGTCGTCCATGCCGATCAGTGTGCCGCCCGCGGCACGCCGGGTGTGACGGAACGCCAGAACCCGCGGCACGCCCGCTTCACACCGTCTCCACGGACACGGCATCATGCCCCTCACCACGCGACAACACCTTGGGGGGGACCCGTGCGCCACACCACCACCATCACCGCGCTCCTCGCCGCGGCATGCCTCGCTCTCGCCGGCTGCTCCGACTCCGACCCGGCCCCGGCCGGCGCCACGCCGTCGACCGCGTCGGCGTCACCGACCCTGTCCGAGGCGGAGGCGCGGCAGGCGTGCGTGGATGCGTGGGTGGCTGTTCTCAAGGGCAGCCCGAGTGTGGCGCCGGATGTCGATGAGCGGCCCCCCGTGTGTGAGGGGCTGAGGGGGCAGGCGCAGTTGCTCGCGGAGGCGATGCGGGAGCGGAACGAGGAGAACAGGGCGCGGCTTGGGTGACGTGGTACGCCGTGCCGGGCGGGGGTGTGGAGTCGCGGCCCTGCCTTCACCGCACGGCTGCCGCGCACGGCATGCAGCGGCCCCGCACCGGAACACCCGGGCGGGGCCGTCGTCATGCGGTGGGGCTCAGGTGTTGCGTGTGGGCAGCCCCGTCGTCTCGCATGCCATGCAGATGAACCCCGGCGGCGGGGCGCCGTGGCAGATCTCGCAGCGCCCGCCTGACCGCAGCAGTAGTGCGGCGTATTCAGCGCAGCTCATGCCGTACCGCCTGTGGCGGTGGCGGCAGACGTGCGGCACGTCGTCCCCCGTGCACGCCACCTCAGGCTTGGTGTTGCGAACCCGCGCGTTCACGACGGCTTGACCTTGCCGTCTCGGATGCGAGCGACGTACTCGCGGGTGAAGCCGGATGCCTTCACGACCTCGTTGAGTCGGCCCCGCACGGGCTCCTCGCCGCGCTTCTCGGGGAAGACCTGCGGGATCAGCTCGAAGATGCGTGCCCGGTCTTGGGCGATGCGTTCGGTGAGCTGCCGGATCTCTTCGATCTTCTGCTTGTCGGTGTCTGCCATACGCCCAGTATGCCATCTCTGTTGGCTAACTCAATGGGCCTACTCGGTTGACACGGCTATCGAGTAGGCCTACTGTGTAGGCATAGCCGGTAAGGCGCACCAACCAAGGGGGACCCCATGCGGAACACCGCGAACGAGACCACCACCCAGACCCTCACCCGCCTCATCAAGGCCCTCGACAACCGCCACCCGGTCACCATCACCTACATCAAGGCCGACAGCACCGAGACCATCCGTACCATCGAGCTGTACGACATCGTCATCAGCGCAGCCGGCGACATCCTCCTCAAGGCCATGGACCGCGAGACCGGCGAATCCCGATCCTTCCGCCTCGACCGGCTGGTCTCGTACACGACCCACCGCAGCACCTACACCGTGACCCGCCCCGCCGCCGACGAGCCCAAGACCCGCACAACCATCGGCCTCGCCACCGTCACCGTGCTGTACCCCGCCGACTGCCCCGCCACCGCACGCGTCCAACTCCTCGCCGACGCCCTCGCCGCGTAGACCCTCCCACCCCAACCGACAAGGCAGACACACTGAAGGCCCGCCCCCCTCGCCGGGGGCGGACCTTCGTCCTGCTCGCAACCACCAGAGCCGCCAACCAGGTTGCACGCATCGTTACCATCAAAGCACGCCATCCAGTAACACCACCAGCGACAACCAAAGGGGGGGCGCCGTGGCCGACATCCCCACGCCAGACCCCGACGCGCAGCGTGACCGCGCCGCCGACCAAGGCCGGGACTATCGCGGCCGGTTCATCCGCGGCATCGAGACCGCCCAACGCGACGCCGAGGCCGCCCGCCTCCGCTCCAAGGGCTGGTCCTACCGGCGCATCGCCGCCCACTTCGGCATCGACCACCACTCCGCCTACAACGCCGTGCACCGCGCCCTGCGTGACACCCTCCAAGAACCGGCCGAGGAACTGCGCACGCTGGAACTCCAGCGCCTCGACGAGGAGCTGGAGCGGCTGGAGGAGCTGGAAACCGCAGCCCGTAAGGTGCTGGCCCGGCAGCACCTCACCGTCGCCCCGTCAGGGCAGGTCGTGTACCACGGCAGCGAGCCCCTCGTGGACGACGGGCCGGCGCTCGCCGCGATCGACCGCCTGCTGAAGATCGACGAGCAGCGCCGCAAGAACAGCGAGTCCCGCCGCAAGCTTCTCGGCCTGGACAAACCCGCGAAGCTGGAGCACTCCGGCAGCCTCCGCTACGAGCTGGTCGGTGTCGACCCGCAGGATCTGGTGTGACCACCTCGGTCGTGCGGTACCAGCCGCGCGGCGGTGCCAGAGACCTCCTCACCTGCCGCGACCAGGAGGTGTGCATCGCCGGCCCGGCCGGTACCGGCAAGAGCCTCGCCATGCTGCAGAAGGCCCACTTCACCAGCCTCATGGTCCCCAGATGCCGGAGCCTGATCGTGCGGCAGACCCACGCCTCCCTGACCGGGTCGACACTGGTCACGTTCGAGCACACCGTCATCCCCCACGCCATGGCCGAGGGCGCGGTGAAATGGTTCGGCGGGTCCCCGCGGAAGCCGGCCGCCTACCAGTACGCCAACGGCAGTGAGATCGTCGTCGGCGGCCTGGACCGGCCGGAGAAGTTTTTGTCGACCGAGTTCTCGCGGATCTACGTGGACGAGGCGACACAGATCAGCCTGACCGCCCTGGAGACCCTGATCACCCGCCTGCGTGGGAACGCCGACACCTACCGGCAGATCGTCCTCGCCTGCAACCCGGACCACCCCAAGCACTGGATCAAGCAGCGGTGCGACGACGGCACCATGCGGATGATCTACAGCCTGCACCGCGACAACCCCCTGTACGTCAACGAGGACGGCTCGCTCACCGAACGCGGCGTCGACTACATGGCCAAACTCAACGCGCTCACCGGGGTGCGCCGGCTGCGCTACCGGGACGGGATCTGGGCCGCAGCCGAAGGGCTGGTGTACGAGGGCTGGTCCGACGCGGTGCACATCGTCGACCCGTTCCCTGTGCCCGACTCGTGGACCCGCTGGCTGTCCATCGACTTCGGGTACACCAACCCGTTCGTGGCCCAACTGTGGGCGGAGGACCCCGACGGGCGCCTGTACCTGGTGCGGGAGTGGGTGCGCACCCGCATGCTCGTCGAGGACCACGCCACCGTCATCCGTGACCGGCTCCTGGCCGGGCACCCCCGGCCGCGCGCGGTCATCACCGACCACGACGCGGAGGACCGCGCCACCCTCGAACGCAAGCTGGGCCTGAGCACCACCCCCGCCGCCAAGACGGTCAGCGATGGGATTCAGGCCGTGCAGTCCCGCCTCAAGGTGGCCGGCGACGGCCGACCGCGGCTGATGGTGTTCCGAGACGCGCTGCTGGAGCGGGACCCGGAGATGGACCACCAGGCGCTGCCGATCGGTGTGGCCGAGGAAGTCGCCGCGTACACGTGGGCGGTCAAGCCGGGCGGCAAGGGCGGGCTGAAAGAGGAGCCGGTCAAAGAGAACGACCACTCGATGGACGCCACCCGCTACATGGTCGCGGAACGCGATCTCGGGGGCCGCCCGCAGATCCGTTTCCTGTAAGGATTCGCCAAGTCGTACACGGCCATCCCAGGGTGGCCCGGAAGAGGTGAGGGTGCAGTGGAGTCGAAAAAGGCCAGGACATGGCAGGGGTTGAAGAACTCCATGCCGGTTCTACTTGACACGACTGGGATCATTCTCTTGTCGGGTTCCGCCATGCTGTGGAACACGATGGCAGGACTTGCCGCAGCCGGTGTCGGCTGCCTCGTCCTCAACCACCGGGTGCACGGCAGGTAAGCAAGGGAGGGTCGGTGGCCAGAACCCTCCTCGGCGATCTCGCCGACAGCCTCCGCACCCTCACCAGCCGCACTCCCGTCCCGCTCGCCCCCACGACCGGCAACAGCCTCGGCGGCGCATTCCGCCGCCCCTCCGGACAGACCGCGCAGATGCGCGCCATGAGCGCCTCCTCCACCCTCTTCGCGATCGTCGACCGCATCACCACCACCTACGCCGGCATCGAGTGGAAGCTCTACCGCAAGGCCAGCTCAGGCCGGGACGAGGACCGGGTCGAGGTCACCTCCCACGCAGTCCTCGACCTGTGGAACCGGCCCAACCCGTTCATGACCGGGCCCGCATTCCGCGAGAGCACGCAGCAGCACGAGGAACTGACCGGCGAACAGTGGTGGGTGATCGGCCGTCACGAGACGAGCCGGCTGCCGCAGGAGCTGTGGACGGTACGGCCC